TTTTAACCCAATACTTCACAATGTTTGTTCTATCTTTTTGAAAATCATAACTCATTTTATTTCTAACTTTTATTTCTTTCCGGCATCAGGCAGCTTACCGCCTACGCCAACCTGGGTGTTGTGTTTCAAGCCTTTCGATGCCGGAATGTCATCCGAGGATGAGTTAGCCAACCCTTTGTCAACTTCGTTTTTCATTTTCAGTTTATTATCCTCGGACTCTATTTTTTTATTCCACGCGAAGCACATCTTTAAACATCTCCTCGCTCATAATAAATACCCACTTACCACGATCCTGACGCACTGCAACTAAGTTGGCATTTTTAAATTCTAAATAACTAGCAATCTTCTTACGACGCTTGACTTGTACATGCAGTTCTAAGTCATCACGAGTTGCTTTTATATCTATATCGCTAGCAAGTCCAAACGCACGACCATCACTACCCCAAGAGCGTTCGGCATCGAAGCCGAGGTCAGAGAGTAGTTCTTTGACCTCAACTTCGCCACGATAGCCTTTTTTAGCTACGTTCATTAAAAGGGCAACTCTTCTTTTGTACTGGTTTTCTCTTCATCGGCCTCTAGCGGAGTTCCATTGGTGAAAAGATTATCAGCTGCATAACGTGACTTTATATTGTTCCATTTTTCAAGAACTTCTTTATCGAGCGCCTTT